AAAGTAGGACCCGAGAGGATTCAATCCAGCCGAGCCAAATGGTACCTGTACCGAGAAGGGGCGGACGGTTACTGGAACCATCCTACGAGACTAGCTGTCTATAATAGCGATCCTTCTTCGCCGAAGTGAAAAGGCGAGAGTGGTGGCCTCAAGTCACCGGGTTCCCCGCCTGGGGCGTTGCGGGCACTAACGATAAAGTGCGCCCACATATGAAGGACAACATGACAGAAACCCGCTCTAACGCTTTACCTGAAGCGCAAAAGTGTACTTCCTCCGCGTGGTCAACACTGCGTGGAACTCTAAAGGCTCGATGGGGGGAATGTTCCCTGCCCCCGACGGTCCCTTCCAAAGGGACCCTCACGAGTCTTATCTCCTCCCTCCCTCCCGACCCCTCCAGGGTGGCCATTTCCGAGGCTGCCTCTGCCTTCCTTTTCCGGAAGGTTCTCCCCGCGACTTACGTCGCGGCCGATACGCTGACGGCGTATCATGAGAAGATGGGCTCGCCCTCCCCCCCCAGGGACCCGCGATTTGAGCGGGCGGCCATCCAGGCCGTCCGCAGTTTGCCCAAAGGTTGGGCGCGCAACTACTCGAGCTATGTCGAGTCGTACGTGCCTTCCCTGAAGGCGAACCTTGAGCGGGTCCCGCCCCACAAACTCCGGATGCATGGATTCGATCCAGTCCGGTTCCGAGAATCCTGTCTCGGAGTCAAACCCCCCCCCTCCATCCCGGCCGGCCGTCGAGTCCTGTGCTTAGAGGACTCCGGCAAGGCCCGAGTAGTGACAATTGCGTCCTTCAAGGCGCAACTACTCGGGCCTTTGCACCACATGCTTTACGACGCCCTCGTGGCGTCCGGAGCTGTGCTGCGCGGCCCCCCCACCCTCCACAATCTCTCCGCTTTCAAAGCGGTCCCAGACGAGGTGTTTGTCTCGGGAGATTATGAGTCTGCCACAGACTCGTTCAATCTCCATAACACCTCGTTCCTCCTCTCCCTCCTCCGCAAGGAAGCCCCGGAGGTCCCAGAATCAATCTGGGACGCCGCGACGGAGTTCATGACGCACTCGGTGCTGTCCTCCGACGGTCTGATCACTGTCCAGCAAAGTGGTCAGCTCATGGGCAACCTTCTTTCCTTCCCACTCCTCTGCCTCACGAACCTGGCAGGTCTGTATCTCGGTCTCGGACCGGTACGGACCAGGCAACTCGTCAAGAGTCGCCTCGTCAGGATCAATGGTGACGACATCGTCTTCCGGTGCACCCTGCCGGAATCAGAGGAGTGGATGCGCGCATGCCCGCTTGCGGGCCTCAAGGTTTCCCGGATGAAGACTTTGGTCCATTGCAAAGTCCTCACTCTAAACTCCACCTTCTTCAGGGCGAGGGCACGAAAGAGCCCACGCCCGATCTGGGTGGTCCGATCTAAGTCTCTTACCTGTAAGAGACGAGAGAAAGGGCAAGGAGTCCGGGAAGCTGCGGGGGCACTGATCCAGAGTGCCATTGCGTGTGTCCGATCCCATCTAGTGGGATCAGGGTCGAACGCGGAGGGGGTGCGGCGCGTGATCGAGCGCCGCTTCGAGAAGCACCTTGGGAAGTTACTCGTTGTTCCTGACGAGCTTCCGTTCAAGACCGCGTCCGGGCGGCCAAGGTGGAGGAGGTTTTGGGACTGCGCGGAGAGTCTTCGTGGGTTGCGCGGCAAGCCGGTGAAGACGTGTGGCGGCGACTTTGTCCCTGGGTCTCAGACCCGAGTCGGCCGTCCCCAATCGGACCTTGAAAGGTTCGAGAACCGTCTGATCCAGCAGGTCGGCATGTGGGGGAG